CAAAGACTTTGATTCAAGCCGCTATTAAGGCGAAAGATGAGGTTTTGAACGTGCATGGGGAAACTTGGCAGATTGAAGAAACGGAAGCATCTGTCACTGGACATAAAAATCAGTTAACAGGAAAAAATTACCGTTACGATGATGTGCCGG